CTGGTGTAGATGCAATTGACCTTATGGCAAGATTTGCTAAACTATTAGACGAACAGAATGTACCTGAAGAAGGTAGATGGTTCGTAGCTCCTCCTTCATTCTATGAAGAATTAGCTAAAGCTGACTCTAAGTTAATGTCTGTTGACTTTAACGCTGGACAAGGCTCTATCAGAAATGGCTTAGTATCAAGTGGTAAACTAAGAGGATTTGACATGTACAAATCTAACAATGTTGCTGCTACATCTAACGCTACTGGTAAATGTATGGCTGGTCACATTTCATCAACTGCTACTGCTAATACTATTCTTTCAACTGAAGTGTTGAGAGACCCATCATCATTTGGTGATATAGTAAGAGGCTTACATGTCTATGGTGCGAAAGTACTTAGAGATGACGCTTTATGTAGTGCATTCTACGTAATTGACTAATTGTCAAAACTCGGGGGAGGCTTCGGTCTCCTCCACTTTTTACGAGTAATTATGAAAGTTAAAGCACCGAAGGGATACCACTGGATGAAAGTTGGTAAAACATTTAAATTAATGAAAAACACAGGTAAGTTTGTAAAACACAAAGGTGCAAGTTTAGAAGCAAACTTTCCAATTCAAAAGGTTCACAAAAAATAATGGCTACTACATATCTAGATTTAACTAATGAAGTATTAAGAGAACTTAATGAGGTTCCGCTTACTAGTTCTACTTTTGCAAGTGCTACAGGTATTCAACAGTTTGTAAAAGATTCAATTAATAAATCTTTGTTTGATATAGCTAACGAAGAACCACAACTACCTTTCTTTTCAGCAGGAGTCAGTGGAGCAACTGACCCTTTTTATGGTAACGTAACAGTCCCTAGTGTAGCAGGACAAAGATGGTACTTATTAAAAGCTGACAGTTCTAGTATTACTACAGACTATGCTTCTGTAGACTGGGATGATTTTTATGCAACCACCATTAACGTAGCAGGTGAATCAGCTCCTCACGTCTCTAAAGGTTTAAAATTTATCACACATACAGATTGGAAAAGATATTATAGAGATAGTGAAAATGCAGATGATGCAAACACACAGGCATACGGAGAGCCTAAATTTGTAATTAAATCTCCAGACAACAGGAAGTTTGGTTTAAGTCCAATACCTGACAAAGTTTATAACATTCACTTTTATGCTTTTACAAAGCCTGTAGAGCTTGTAGCACATGGTGACACAATAGCATTACCAGACCAGTATGCTAACATTATAACTGCTAAATCAAGATATTATGTATGGCAGTTTAAAGAAAGTCCACAACAAGCAGCTTTTGCTTTAGAAGACTTTAAAAAGGGAATGAAATACATGAAGTCTAACCTCATGAATCCAGCTCCTAAATATATGACAGACGATAGAATCTACTTTTAAATTATATGGCACGTTCACAACCTTACACCGTTGCATGTAACGGAGGTTTAGTAAAGTCAGTAAACTCTATTGACTTACTTAAAACTCCCGGAGTTGCAAAGACATTACAAAACTTTGAAGTAGCTACAGAAGGTGGCTATAGACGTATTAACGGTTATGAAAAATATAAAGTTGGTAATGTCACAGCTACACAACCTACAGGTGGTATTACAGATATACTAGGAGTATTTCCTTATGCAGATGGTGTAATAGCTTGTGCAGGAACAGATATATTTTTTAGTAACGATGGTGCTACTTGGTTACAGATAAATAAATTATCTGCAGGTGGTGGTGACGATTATACAACCTTTACAGGCAAAACTGCTACAGCTAGAACAGACCAAGGACAATGTTCTTTTGTATTATTTGAAGGTGCTACTTTTGATTACGGTGAAGTAATTATAGCAGATGGTGCAAATAAACCTTGGAGCTTTAGAATGGAAGGTCTTGGTAATTTAAATACTAGAACTTTTCATACTAAAGAAATTACAGTAGACGGAACAAATGGTGTAAAATATGTAGCTATTCACGACCATCATTTAATAGCTGCAGGAGTTCAAAACAATTTAAGTACTGTATATTATAGTGTTTATAATGACCCTGATAACTTTACAGGAACTGGAGCTGGTTCAGTAACTATCTCAGACCAAATAGTAGGTGTAAGAGGATTTAGGGAAGACTTAATAGTTTTTGCAGAAAATAGTATTCATAAACTTGTAAATATAAATGATAGTGCTAATATACGTATAGACCCTATAACTGAAAACGTAGGTTGTTTAAGCGGTTACAGTATTCAAGAGATTGGGGGTGACTTAGTATTCTTAGCACCAGATGGAATAAGAACAGTAGCTGGTACAGCAAGAATTGGTGACGTAGAGTTAGGAACAGTTTCAAAAGCTATACAGCCTATAATAGTTAGTTTAGCAAGAAACATTGATAACTTTACAATTAATAGTTTAGTTATTAGAGAAAAATCACAGTACAGATTATTCTATACAAATACTGGAGAACCTAATGCTTCACAAAAAGGAATTATAGGAACACTTAGACCAAACGGATTTGAGTGGTCAGAAACAAAAGGATTAGAAGTTACAGCAATAAACTCTAACTTCGATGAAAGTGGAGTAGAGGTTTATTATCACGGAGATAGTAACGGTTACGTTTACACACATGATACAGGTAATGATTTTGACGGTGGTAATATAGATGCACAGTATCAAACTCCAGATTATGATTATGGAGACTTAGGAACTTTAAAAACTTTACACTATATTAAAATGTCAATAGCTCCAGAAGGAGATATAACTCCTACATTAAGAGTTAGATATGATTACGATAGTACAGATTTACCACAACCAGAAGACTATACATTTACTGTAGATGCTCCTTCTTTATTTGGTGGAGCTACATTTGGCTCATCAGTTTTTGGAGCAGGAGAACAGCCTTTAGTTAGAGTAGCATTGCAAGGTAGTGGACATAGTAACTCTTTTAGAATATCAACAAATAATAAAGTAGCACCATATATAGTAAATGGTTTTTATATAGACTTTATACCTTCAGGTAGGAGATAATAGATGGCAAGTTATACTAGACAAAGTACATTTTCAGATGGAGATTTAATAACTGCTGCATTATTTAACAACGAATATAATCAGTTAGTAGAAGCCTTTGATAATGCTACAGGTCATAGACATGACGGAACTACTGGAGAAGGACCAGTTATAGGTGTTCTTGGAGATGCAGGAGTAGTAATACCACTTAATAAAATTTTAATAGATACAACTAATGACCATATAGAATTTTGGATAGATGTATCAGGAACTTCAACACAACAACTTTATATAGCTGATGGAGCTATCGTACCTGTTACAGATAACGATATAGATTTAGGTACTAGCTCATTACAGTTTAAAGACCTTTATATAAATGGTACTGCAAACATTGATAGTCTTGTAGCTGATACAGCAGATATTAATGGTGGTACTATTGATGGCACTATTATTGGTGGCTCAAGTGCTGCAGCTATTACAGGTACTACTATTACAGGTACTAGTTTTGTAATTGGTAGTGCAACTATTACTGAAACAGAATTAGAAATACTTGATGGAGCTACACTAAGTACTGCAGAACTTAACTATGTTGATGGAGTTACATCAAGCATACAAACACAAATAGACACTAAAGCTCCTCTAGCTTCTCCTAGTTTAACAGGAATACCTACAGCTCCTACTGCAGCTTCTAATACTAATACTACTCAGTTAGCTACTACAGCTTATGTACAAACAGAAATTACAGAACTAATAGGTGGTGCACCCGGAACACTTGATACACTTAATGAACTTGCAGCAGCTATTAATGATGATGCAAATTATAACACAACTTTAACAACTGCATTAGCTACTAAGCTTCCACTAGCCGGTGGAACTATGACAGGCAATGTAACTTATGGTGATAATGTTAAAGCAAACTTTGGAACTTCTGAAGATTTACAGATTTACCACGATGGGTCTAATAGCTATATAACAGATGTTGGTACAGGTAATTTAATTATTACAGGTAATTTAACTGGTAATGTTACTGGTAATGTTACTGGAACTGTATCAGAT